TAAGCCTCCAGTATCTCCTCACTCTTATAAGGTGTAGAAAGAGTAATTGGTGGCATGTGGGTTCGAGCCCCACCTGGAGGACTCTAAAGAGTTTACTATACACGGAAAGGTATAACATGAGTTACAAGGAAGACATCCTTCGACTAAGAGCAGAGGGGAAAACCTATGGAGAGATCAGTCAAGAACTTGGCTGCTCCAAAGGAACGGTAGCGTACTACCTAAAAGAAACAACAGATGGTTCAGTAAAGGAAAACAAAGTGGCAAAGAGCACGGAATACTCAGACAAGGTAATCACCTATATTGAAAACTATAAGATTAAGCGTCCATGCGTTCAGTGTGGGCAGTATCTGCACCACAGCCAGATGGATTTTGTAGACGAGGCTGCGGAGTTGGCACTAATTAATTCAGTCGTTGACCAAGAAACTTTTGAAGAGGCTAAGAGAAGCATCTCTCAACTCAAGTTCCTGTGTGCTAATGACAACAGGCTTCGCAAATTCCACGAAGCAAACAAGGGCAAGTAATTGCCTGACTGCCCTCATAACTCAGTGGATAGAGTGTCAGACTTCTAATCTGTTCGTCGTAGGTTCGATTCCTACTGGGGGTACAAAATGACAAAAGACAAAATCAAGATCGTTAAAAACTTTATTAGTGATAAAGATATCCAAGAGTACTGTGACTATAACGACTGGCTGCTTGAAAACAAGATAGATTATTTTTTTATTGGTGGCAAAGGCAAAAGACCAGTGCTACAGTTTGGAAAAGATCTTTATGAAAAATACCAATCCCACGTATCGTTAGATGGCATAATCGATCAACACATGATTGACAAGATTAATTCTTTGTGGAGAATGGTGGCTGCCCTAATAGGCGACCTGTTTGACGACAAGAATGCTTTATATCCATGCTCTTTCTGGATTGCAAAGCAGTTTCCAGGAGCAAGGGTTGCGATTCACGAAGACAACGAT